ATAAAGTGAACCGATTTCAACGAATGGCTGAAAGCCATCCAAAACTGCATAAATATTGCATGGACGCACTCGGATTGGGTGCGTTTCTTGATTTTATCGGAGTGGAAAAGGTGTGATGGGTTTGATTATGTATCTTTTATCAGAGGCGGTGATGTTTATATGAGTTTCTTAAAAAGCCTGTTCCGCTCAAGGGACGCACCGAAAAATATAACCACAGGCGAAACATACGGGCTTGGAAGCAAATGGTCATGGCTGACGGGCGGAACGGCATCCGGCAAAGCGGTCAACGAACGTACCGCCATGCAGACTTCGGCGGTATATGCTTGCGTCCGTGTGCTTTCCGAATCACTGGCAGGGCTTCCCATCCATGTATACGAACGCAAGGGCGACGGCGGCAAGATACTGCGGATAGACCATCCGCTTTATTCGATTCTGCATGACGAGCCAAACACGGAAATGACTTCGTTTGTGTTCCGTGAAACGCTTATGTCGCACTTGCTTTTATATGGAAACGCCTACGCCCAAGTGGTAAGAAACGGAAGGGGCTACCCGATTGCGCTGTACCCGCTTCTGCCCGACAGGGTATCGGTGGAACGCAGTAAACGCGCGGATATCAAAGGCGAAATAATCTACACCTACCGAACCGACAAAGGGGAAGTAAAACTCCGCAAGGGTGAAATCCTCCATGTACCGGGGCTTGGGTTTGACGGGCTTATCGGATACTCGCCCATACAAATGGCGAAAGACGCCATCGGCATGACATTGGCGGCCGAGGAGTACGGCAGTAAATTCTTTGCCAACGGTGCCACGCCGGGCGGGGTATTGGAACACCCCAATACTATCAAGGACATTCAGCGTGTGAAAGATAGTTGGAACGCCGAATACCAAGGCCCCGGCAACGCAAACAAGGTGGCGATTTTGGAAGAGGGCATGAAATACCACGCAATTGGCATAGCGCCGGAGCAAGCGCAGTTTTTGGAATCAAGGAAGTTTCAAATTGCCGAAATTGCGAGGATATTTCGTGTACCGCTCCACATGATCGGGGATTTGGATAAATCTTCGTTCAGTAATATCACTCAGCAATCTCTTGAATTTGTCATGTACACATTGAACCCGTGGGTGCGGCGGTGGGAGGACAGCTTGCAGTCGGCTCTGCTGCTCCCCGGCGAAAAGAACCGTTTTGTCATTCGGTTTAACGTGGACGGACTGCTTCGGGGTGACTATAAAAGCCGCATGGACGGTTATGCCGTCGGTCGGCAGAACGGCTGGCTGTCGGCAAACGACATCCGCGCTTTAGAAAAAATGAACCTCATCCCCGCCGAAGAAGGCGGCGATTTATTACTGGTCAACGGCAACCTTATGCCTCTGGTCAGCCGCATGAACGCAGGGATGGATAACAACGGGAAGGAGGAAAACTCTGATGGAGAAGTTTTGGAATTGGGCGAGTAACGAATCGGGTGAACGCACTTTGTACCTTGACGGCGTTATCGCTTCCGAAACATGGTGGGAAGACGATATAACGCCCAAAATGTTCAGGGATGAATTGTTCGCCGGTGACGGTGACATCGTCATTTGGCTGAACAGCCCCGGCGGTGACTGTATTGCCGCTTCGCAGATTTACGCCATGCTGATGGATTATAAAGGCGATGTCACCATCAAGATTGACGGCTTGGCGGCAAGCGCCGCTTCCGTGATTGCGATGTCGGGAACGAAGGTGCTTATGGCTCCCACGGCATTAATGATGGTGCATAACCCCATGTCAATCGCAATCGGCGATTCGGAGGAGATGCGCCGAGCGAGGGATATGTTGGATGAAGTAAAGGAATCCATTATCAACGCCTACCAAATCAAGACAGGCCATTCACGGACGAAGATATCCAACTGGATGGATGCCGAAACGTGGATGAACGCCAACAAAGCCATCGAACTCGGTTTTGTGGACGGCATATTGGAGGATGCCAAACAGCAGAAGCCCGATTCGGTTGCCACGAATTATGTGTTCAGCCGCCGGGCGATTACGAACTCGCTGTTGGATAAACTGAAACCCAAGACCACGGCAACGGCTACATCGAAAAACGTGCCGGAACCCGAACCCACCGAACCACCAACGCCAACAGGCGTATGTGCGGAGTCGCTATCGAAGCGGCTCTCTTTAATTTCGCACTAAATCCGCAAATAAAATATTAATCTCATGGAGGTAATGCAATGAACACGATTCTCGAACTGCGTGAAAAGCGCAACAAACTCTGGAACACCGCCAAGGATTTCTTGGACAGCAAGCGTGGTGCTGACGGCATGGTTTCCACCGAAGCAGCCGCCGAATACGACCGTATGGAAACTGACATGGTGAACTTGGGCAAGGAAATCGACCGATTGGAACGGCAGGCAGCATATGATTTGGAACTGAACAAAGCCACAAGCCAAGCCGTAACCAACGCTCCCGCGAAACCCGATACACCCAAGACAGGCCGTGCGTCCAACGAATACCAAGAAGACTTCCGAAACATCCTGCGCGGCAAGGCTCCCGTACACAACGTGCTTTCCACAACGCCCGACGCAGACGGCGGCTACCTTGTACCGACCGAGTTTGAACGGCAAATTGTACAGGGGTTGGATGAAGCCAATGTTGTGCGCCGCATTTCCAAAGTCATCACCACATCGGCGGAGCGTAAAATCCCCGTCGTCGCCACTAACGCCACGGCACAATGGACTGCCGAAAATGCGGCAATCATGGAAAGCAACCCCACCTTCGCGCAAAAGACCCTTGATGCGTTCAAGCTGACGAGTTTAATCAAGGTCAGCATGGAACTGTTACAAGATTCCATGTTCAACTTGGAAGCGTATATCGCAGCCGAGTTTGCACGGGCTTTCGGCATTGCCGAAGAGCAGGCGTTCTGCATCGGCACCGGCACGGGGCAGCCGACGGGTATCTTTACCGCTGACGGCGGCGAAGTCGGCGTGACGACAACGGGTGCGACCATCAGCGCAGACCATCTCATTGATTTGGTATATTCGCTGAAAAGCCCCTACCGCCGTAACGCCGTATTCCTTTTGCACGACAAAACGGTATCTTCCGTCCGTAAGCTGAAGGATTCGGCAGGCCAATATTTATGGCAGCCGAGCGTACAAGCGGGTGAACCCGACCGATTGCTTGGTTTCCGTCTTCATACTTCGCCGTATGTTCCCATCGTGGAAGCTGAAGCACTGCCCGTGGCCTTCGGCGATTTTTCAAGCTACTGGATAGCCGACCGCATGGGTAGAACCGTACAGCGGTTGATTGAACTGTACGCGGGCAACGGTCAAATCGGCTTCATCGCCACACAGCGTGTGGATGCCAAGGTTATCCTGTCGGAAGGTATCAAGCTGTTAAAAATAGCAGGAGTGTAATAATGCGAGGGGAGGCACGACATGGATGCACTGTTGGAAAAAGTCAAGGCGAATCTGATACTTCCGCATAACGAGGACGATGAGCTTCTGCTTGGCTTCATTCGTGCCGCCGTCGATTATGCCGAGGGTTTCCAAAAAGTGAAGTACGGCAGGAAGCCATTCCCTCCCGCCACCGAACAAGCCATTATCATGTTGTCGAGCCATTTCTACGAAAGCAGGGATGGCTCGACAGGCGGCTTTTATTCGGATTCGGTTGCGGCTGCCGGGCAGATTTGGACTACGGTAAATCGGTTGTTGTTAATGAATAAATCATGGCAAATGTAAACATTCACGTTGGAGGTGAAAATCGTGGCATTCGGCAAAATGAATCAGTTTATCGACATCGTTTCTTCAATACCGCTGACGAAGGATGCCGAAGGCTTCGCTACCCAAGGCGAAACTATCATCGCCTCCGTCCGTGCCTATGTGGAACAACGGCATGGTAGCGAAGGCTGGGCAAACCGGGCGGTGTTTACCACCGCTACGGCTTTGTTCCGTTTCCGCAAGATTCCGAATGTTACCGTGGACGCTACCCATGTCATCATTTGGCAGGGAAACCGCTACCGCATCACCAGCGCGGAGGATGTAAAAAATCGTGGAATGTATATCGAGTGCCTCGCAGAATTCATAACTGGCTCAATGAGATAGGGGTGGAGTTGAATGGCAAAAGTAACAATCACGCCGCCGACCGAAATAATGGAGCGTTTTACAAGGCTTGGCAACGAAACCGACCGAATAATTGACTCCTGTTTGGAAGCGGCCGGCGATGCGGCATTGCCCTTTGTCCGTGACGGCCTTGCGGGTGTTATTGGGCGTGATACGAAGTTACCATCACGCTCCACAGGGGAACTGGCATCGGCATTGGGCGTTTCACCGCCGAAACTAAACCGCAAAGGAGCGAGGGATATAAAAATCGGTTTCCGTGAAGGAAGGCGTGACGGCAGACCAAACGCGCTGATTGCCAACGTACTGGAATACGGCAAAAGCGGTCAACCGCCGAAGCCCTTTCTCAAACAGGCGCGAACATCGGCACGGAAGCCCGTGGAACAGGCAATCGAAAAGCGGTTTGATGAGGAGGTCAGCAAAATATGAGTATCTTGGAAGAACTTAACACGCTGATTTCTGCCATTCCGCTTCCGGTTGAAACGGGCGTGTTCAGCGGCGTACCGCCGGATGAATATGTCGTTCTCACACCGATGACGGACGGCTTTGTGCTACACGCCGACAACCGACCGCAAATTGATGTGAACGAGATACGGATTTCCCTTTTCACAAAAGGTAATTACAACAAACGCAAACGGCAAATTGTGGAGGCGGTGCTGGCGGCAGAATTCACCATCACCGACCGCCGTTATATCGCACATGAGGACGATACCGGATTCCACCATGTCTGCGTGGATGTGGCGAAGCATTACACACTATAAACACAAAAAGGAGTGGTCATTTTGGCAACAATCGGTATGGATAGGCTCTTTTACGCGCCTATCACGGAAGATATAGACGGGGTGGAAACTTATGGCATACCCATCCAAATGGCTAAAGCCATCAACGCCGACTTAACAATCGAACTCGCGGAGGCACAATTGTTCGCGGATGACGGTTTGGCGTATGTAATCAAGGATTTCAAAAGCGGAACGCTGACTTTGGGTGTGGATGACCTTGGCGTTTCCGTTGTGAAGGCACTAACAGGCGCGGAGGTTGACGATAACGGGGTGCTTGTTTCCGCTTCGGAGGATATCGGCGCACCTGTTGCCATCGGTTTCCGTGCGGCGAAACCCAACGGAAGCTACCGTTATTTTTGGTTTTACAGGGTTAAGTTTGGCTTCCCCGCCGCTAACCTTCAAACCAAAGGCGATACCATCACTTTCCAAACCCCGACCATCACGGGTACGATTCTGCGCCGTAACAAACCGGACGGCAGGGGTAACCATTTATGGAAAGCCGAAGTTGTTGATTCCGAGGCTTCCGGCGATGTAATCGAAAACTGGTACGCCGAAGTTTATGAACCCTTGTTCGCCGGGGGTAGTGGCGGCGGCGGTGACGGTGAAGGCGGCGAGGATAGGCTGAACAGTTGTGATGAAAAGGTATCCGGCGGCGATGTGTCAATCAACGGCGGCGTGGAAGAAATATCCGATGATGCCCAAAACGGCGCGGATGATACATTTCCCAATGACGATGAAGCCTTAGACGGAGGGGAGGATAACCTTGGATAATGACAGAAGCACAATGATTACCATCGGTGGTGAGGATTACGAGTTAATCCTCACCACGAAAGCGACCAAGGCCATCGCCGGACGCTACGGCGGCTTGCA